TAAAATATTCCCAAAGATTTACGTTTTCTTTGTAATCTTTGTGTGTTTCGTAAGCATCATCTCTTGTATAAGCCATATTATTTGTGAACCCATCTTGTTGGTGCTGAACTTGGCATTTGAGTTACTAAAGGTTTTATAAAATCAATCATGTAGCCTAGAGCATCATTCATATGGTCAAATCCATCTTCTTTGTCAGGAATATTTGTATCTTCCTTGTATGTTTGTCTTTGTAATCCTTTTATAAGATATTTGCAAGAATTGCTAATAAAAATATGTCTGTTTCCTTTTGAGTCTTTAAGTTTGGAATTGACAGCATTTATTCTATCTCTAACTGCTGGGTGTCTGTGTTTTACTTTAACTGTAAATCCACCATTTTGTAAAATAGATAAATCTGTTCTACCACCAGCAGAAGTTTTTCTTTGCCTACAAGCTGGGTCAGGATATATAAATATTGGTAACTGAGTTCCATATCTATCCCTTATTTCTTGAACCATTTCGTCAGTATTACTTGAATAAATTACTATCTCATCTACAAAATAAATCTTTTCTTTTTCTATTTGTGCAACACAAGCTGACATTGGCGATATATTAAAATCCATTCCTATATGTAAAGGTTTTTTCCAATCTATTTTTCTATTTACAACAGACTCAACAGGGTGAAAGTTATAGTAAATAGCACCAGCATAATTTTCAAATGTACCCTCAAACTCTTGTCTAAATGTTCTTTGATCTAAGTCTTGTCTAGCTTGTTCTATTTCTTTTGGTGTAACCATTCCACCTTCTAATGTAGTGTATTGGAAGCTATCCCATTCAGGGTCTTGTTTGCCTTTTAAATACATTTCATAAGACCAATTACCATAGCCTTTAGGAGTTCCACACATAAAAACATTCCCTAATGTATCTGATACTGATGCTCTAAGAACTTCAAACCATGCTCTTTTGTCTATGTCAGCAAATTCGTCTAAAATTAAAAAGTTTAACCCTGTTCCACGAAGTGTATCTGGCAAGTCAGCAGACTTTAGTGATATTGTGCTTTTTGTTTTTCGTATTGTTATTGTAAGTGTAGTTTCGTTTATATCTTCTATCCAATTAAATTTATTAAGTATCTCTTTCAAGTTTGACCAGCAAATGTCTTTTGCCATTTTAAGAGTTGGTGCTACATACCATATCTTTTGATTAGGTAGTGCCGCATATTTCATCATCTCAGTTATAGCAAGATATGTTTTACCAAATCTTCTACCTGATATTAAAACTCTGAACCTTTTATTTGATGACGATATATGATGCTGGGGTTTTGTTAGAGTTATCTTCATAGCAACCAAATTTTATATAGATGTTGTATTTATTAACATCTTCTCTACCTAGTTCAATCGTCTTTTCTTGTGACTTAACATATCCATCAACCATACAATCATAAGCATCTAAATATTTATCTTTGAATGTTATAGGTGGAACACATTGAGTTTTGCCATTTATGACAGAACAAATCATCATTGTTAAAATAAAACTCATTTCCTTTTCTTTTTTGCATTATGTTTTCTTTGAGTTTGTACTCTCCAGCACCAATGAAATATGCTTCTAGTTACCTTTTCAATACTTGCTATAAACCAATCAATCATTATTATACTCATAAATTAATCTAAACTCGTTATACTTGTTATTTTTTTTTCTCCTGAATATTCATCAATCACAATATTTGCTTTAACTCTTGCACATTGATATTTCGCATTACTACTTCTTTCAGCTATTCTTTTCATTTTCAAACAAGTGTGCATTTTTTGATCTTGTATATAAAGATGTTCTTTTAAAGTTGGTGGTTCTCCCAAAAATAATAATAAACTAATGACTATTTCCATTTCCATTTTCCCTTACTTTATCTTTTAGTTTTTCTATATCTGCTAAAGCTTTATCTAATTGTTTTTCTAAATGTTTAAGCATTACTTGGTTATGTATATTTTCATCAAGCAACTCTTGATGTTTAGAAGTAGCCTTGAAAAGTTCTTCTAACAAGATGTACTGTTCTTTATCTACAGTAGTCTGTTCACTTGCTTTTAATAAATCAGAGTTCATTAATTCTCTTGATGTTTCAAGAGATGTAATTTTTTGTGTGATTGAACTATACATTAACACAACAGTTCCAACCATTCCTATAATACCTAAAAGATTAAAAATAGGCATAGAGATTTTACTATTACTGCTTACATCAATTCTGTCTTTACTCATATCTTAAATCCTTTTTTCCATGATTGAATAGCCCAATAAGATGGACTCAAAGTTTTCTGTCCTTTTACTTTTGCTAAGATAGGTCTAAATCTAGCAAAGAAACTCTTTTGTCTTGCTGGAATATTCTTTTTTATAGTCATTGTTTTCGAACCAAATCTGACTATTTGAACTCTACCTGTTCTTTTGTTTCTTACATATACCCCAAACTTTTTAGAAGCTGATGGTGTTCTAAAAGGTTTGTTTAGTTTTCTATTTCCATGTTGTGACATTCTTTTTTAATATCACTAATCATCTACAAATACACCCATAAAAGTAACCTGAACCATCTTTCATAATATGCTGATTGATTGGATAGTCTAAATATTCTGTAAATTCTATTCTAATAATATCGCACAAAGAAAAGCAATCTACATCTGCAAGTATTTTAAGATGGTCTATCATGTCTTTTGTAACTTCAACTAAAGTATAAACACCATCATTTTGTATTATTAGTTCCATTATCTTCTGAAATGTCTAGGTCGCCATTTGTTGCAAACATAAGTATCTTTGACTCCCTGAGTCCTAAATACACCGCAAAACATTCTTCTTTCAGAAAACATTCCGCAGTTTCCGCATGAACCTCTACCTTGTGATGGTCTAAAATCTTGTGGCATTTGATAAGGTATAAACTCACCATTAGGATAAAAGTTTGATCTTTTCATTTTCCTTGTCCTCGATATTTTTTGTATGATCTTTTCTTGTTTTTGTTCATTGAACTAAATTTAGGTCGTCTGCCAATAGATGTACCATTCTCTGTACGAGTATATTCTATGACTTTACCATAAAGATTACCCTTTTTTTTTGCCATTCAAATCTTTTACTTCTTCAGCTTTAGCTTCAATAATTAATGGTAAAGGTTCTGTAGTATTGGTGTTGTGTATTCGATCAGACATATTTAGGTATTGCTTACTTAACCAGATCAAAAGCTTATCGTTACCCTTCATAGCTTTTTCGTACATTTTTTTTCTTAAACTAGCTTTACCTTTGTTTTTATTAACCTCTAATAAATCGGCAAATCTTCTTTGTAATGTTCTTGCAGATATTCCTACAATACTTCCTATTTCTTCTTGTGTGCAACCTATCTGACTTAAATTTGCTAGTATTTTTTCATCAATGGGTTTTTGTGGTCTGCCCATTTGTTTCTTCATTTCTGCCTTGTTTATGTCGGATTTCATATTCCTATATCTCTATCTTTTTTAACTCTTTTATGCAACCAATAGGAAAGACATTACGATCACTAAAGGTTTCTTCATCATAACTAGCAAATGTCCATAAATACTTTTTATCTTTTTTAAATACATAAGCGTAAGTATTCATAATTGCTGGTTTCATCTTCTCAAATTCACTAAATGAAAAATGCGAACTATCACCTAAAATATCTTCCCAAATGATATGGTAAAAGTAATATTTTCTCTTACCTATTGAAATATGTCTATATTTGGATTTTTTTCTGACCATTTAATGTTTTCTTTTCTCTATTGATTCTACTACTGCTCTATAATATTCTAGTTGCCTTTTAAGCATTTTATTTTCAAGCGACAGTTTAATCAATCTTTTTCTGACATATTTAAAGATTCTTAAAATTCCTATCATTTAGTTACCACAATAACCACTACATTCATCATTAAATAAATTTAATTGATTTTCCTCAATGTCTAAATCTACTTCAGATATTGGCTTACAGCTTCTATGAACAAAAACCTCAACTTCTTTTTTTCTTGAATTATTACGAATTTTTTTATCAAACTCTATGACTTGTTGCCATTCTTCAGGGTTATTTTTTCTAAGGTGTTTCCATTCTTTATCTCCTTTATATGGACAATAAATACAAGCTGATCTAGGTGGTGTTTTATCATAATATTTATTAAACCAATCAATACAATTTTGCCTACGCATATTTTTATCAATTAATGGATAAACATTAGTAATATAAGGTAATCTGTTAGGTTTTATTCTAAATACTTCGTCTTTAGAAATACCCATTAACATTTCTACTTTTGTGCCTTTTTTAACTTTTTGTCTTTTTTTTAAACCTAATAACTGTCTAACTTTTTGTGTAATGACTTGAATTTTATAATCATTTGTGCATTGACGCATCATTAAACCTTTTTTACCTGTTAAAGTATCCAAACTATAAAATGGTGCGATTGGAAAATCACTATTTAGTAAATGTTCTGTAAGATTTCCTTTTGATAAAATATATATAGGATATGACAATTTTGATTTAAGCCATTTAAGGAACTCCATTGTTTCTTTACTTTCAGCTTGGGTATCTGCAAATATTCCAGCATCAACCATTGGAATCTCTCCCTTTTCAATCATAAGTGCTAAAGTTGATGATTGAACCCCAGCACCTAAACTTAATATTCTTAAATCTGCCATTATTGATACTCAACTATTGGCTCATTTTTCCATTTATGCTTTTTGTATTTTTTGCCATCTTTCATAATAATATTATACTGACCCCACTCGGACACAATTTTATATTCACTATTAACAATCTTATCTTTGCTAGACCCTATATTAGTATGTTCATTAGTATTGTTATTTAGTACTTGTTGCGATATGCGGTCTGTAAGTGATTGTTCTTTATCCACATATTGAAATTTGTCGTAATTTATAACATTAATAATAGTAACTTTTCTGTTCTTGTGGTTGCTTGTGGGCTGTAAGTGGGCGGTTCTAGTTGTTACCATCTTCCTACGCACTAGACGTAGTATGAAAGTTCTCATTTCAGAATATGACATACCAAATCTTTTAGCTGTTACTCTTAATGGCATTATAAGTTCACCTCGTCTTATAAAAATTTTGTTTTCTAAAAATCTTAAATCTTTGTCCTGATGACTTGCAGAACTTATCATGTATATCCAACAACTAGCTTGTAATAAATTTTTAAATACAGGGTGTTGCCATATATTCCTGTAACAAATAAAATAACCTGATTTACGACTCATTTTTAATCCTCTCTTTTGTAATTTTTAATATTTCTTGTTCAGTACCATACTTCTCTATAAATAATTTTTTTCCAAGATGTATTGAATCTTTACCTGTCCTATGATGCACAAAACATAATGGGATTGTTTCATAATGAGAACTACGATTTGAAATACCTAAACCTTTTGGTCTGATATGATGTACTTCTGCTGGTCTTTCACAAACATAACAACCTAAACTAGCGACTTTTGCTAAATGCTCTTTTTCTTTTTTGTTTGCTACTCTTTTCTTTGCCATACTATCGCTGTTTTTCCATAAGGTGTTTCTCGTCTTTTACCACTATCTTCTACTAAATTCAAAACCTGTAGTTCACGACAACGAGCAGTTACAGATGACAATGGCATATCTAATTCATCTGCTATTTGATAATTGGTTGATGATTGTGTTTTTATAAACTCATAAACTTGTTCTCGTTTTGTAAGTTTATCTTTTTTATTAATCCAAGCTGACTTGCTTGTTTCAGTATAATTATAGGCTGGGTATTCCAACTCTAATTGTTTCATATGCTCTCCTTTTGTGGTGGCGGAGAGAGAGAGCAAACCGCCACCTTGTTTAAT